CTTGGAAGGCCAACGACTTGTTTGATCCCCATTTCGTCATCAATGTCAAGGTACAAATAAAAATCACCGTATTTACACATCGTACGACACCAGCCAAACATATTAAATTCAATATTTAAAACATTATAAAAAAGTGTTTCTAAAATAGTTTTCACTTCTTCATCGTGAGAGACAACTTGTAAAACTTTTTTAGTGCCAGTATGGGTGGTCATTTCATCTGCATAAATGTCTAGTGCTGAGGAAATCTCTGGAGTATATTCCATCTGATCAAAATCTGCATATCGTTGTAGGCGCGACTGTGTTCCCATCATATAAGATGAGTGATTATCAAAAGGACTAAAACCTACTCTTTCAAATTTTTGGCCGCCGAGGTCTTTAAACGTTTTAGAATACTTATCTAAACGTCTGCGTCGTAGTTGTCTCGTGTTCTGTGAACGATAGTTGATAAGAGGCCCAGAAAATAGTTTAGTTAGTCTTTTATAGAGCGAAGACCGGGGATTTCGGGGATTTTTATCATTCGTATTTATTGGCGCCATTTAATTTATCCTTTTAATACCCAAAGAAATTCTTTCATTTTTCTTTTCTCATCAACCATTTTTTCAAAAGCTTCAGTATGTTTTGGTTTTTGCATACCAGGTATTCGAGTATCAAGTTGTGTATTATTTGTTATTATACAATTTAAAAAAGCTTTTTTATACTCTAAATCGCGCTGATTTTCAATTAAAGCTGTGTCTCTTACCCAACACCCAATCGCACAGGCCATAATTAAATCATCGTTGTAACTACGTTGGGCTTGTGGTTTCCCATTTTTCCAAATAAAAGTATCTAACTCATTAATTAATCTCTTAGAATAAATAGTCAACATTTTATTTCTTATATATTCTTCAAGCTTAGCAACGATTAAAGGTCGAGTTCTAAGTGAAGTAGTAAATCCTGCAATCGCGTTCGAAGCTGTCTCAGCCTGATATTGATCAATATATTCATGGGAAGACTTAATTGAATGGTATACGTTGGGATATACTTTGTCTGCTAACTTATCTAATACTGCAAACCCGACACTATTATTTTCTACAACAACCATAGCATTTCCATATTCTCGCCCTGCATTACAAACGATCTCAGAAAATAAATCTGGTGTTACTTTTCCTTGATACTCTGCGATGATTTCCATGGTCTCTAATTTGAATATGTGGAAAACAGAAAAATCTGCGCCGTCACCACGAGAAACGTCGGCAACGAGCAAATAAGTATTTTCTTGATTAAACTCTTCCCAGATCCAATAATTTCTATCGATACCTGTTCTGTATTTTGGTTCTTGGATTCTCTTTTTCAACCACTGTATGTCATCTCCATCGATAACAGTTTCGCCTGACGTGTTAAAGTTGCACTCATACTCTTGTGCAATTTGCCTTTTGCTCATATTCTTTGTTTCGGTCTCAAACCACTCACGATCGCGCTCTGGGTGGACGTCCCAAAAAAGGTGTACAGGAAAGAATTCGTTTTGTCCCGAGTCTGCTTTTATATACGTCTCATGAAACCAGTCACCAACACCGTTCGGGGTTGATAGTGCAATGCATCGACCACCAGTAGAAATTGTAGGATACAACGCTGTCCATAGGTCAGTTAAATTTTCAACATGTGCCGCCTCATCGATCACCAACAATGACAATGATTCCGAACGGCCAGCATCGGCAGAAGTAGATGAGGCCTTGACTTGAGATCCGTTACTTAATTCAAACGAGTTCTTATTATCAACATCAATATTGGCAATTTTTAACCAAGCTGGTAAATGTTTAATAATTCCTTTGACTTTCCGGACAAGGTTTGCCGCTGTGCTTAATTTAGTTGCGACAACAAGAACATTTTTATCGCGATGAAAAAGCATTAGCCAAGCAATATATCCAGCCACAATTGTAGAGATACCAAGCTGACGTGCTTTAAGAATAATTGTAAATCGATGGTCATCGAAATTTTCTAGTAAATTATTTTGATAATCATATGTTTTAAATGGGATTAAGCCGTGGCCCGGGTGTGGTATTTTAGCATAATTGTTAGCAAAATATTGGGAGTCTTTGCCGCATTTTAAGACTTCTTTTAAGATCTCTTTTTTTGTTAATTTGTAGCTCATTACGCTCTAGCATTTGTTTTCTTGGCACCTTTTGGTGCTTTAGCGTTGCTTGGCTTTTTTGTGCCCGGATATTTATCTTTACCTACCGATAAAAACTTTTCAACAGCGCTGCGTAATTTTTCGTCGGCTGTCTCAAGCTTGTTTTCCTCGTGGGCTTCAACGTCGCCCATGGCACCAATTGTATACACCTTTTTAGCTTGAGCCCAAGTGCGAATCTTAGACATGTTTTGTACAAAGACGTCAGCGGCGCCGTCTGGGGTTAGAGTTACACTATTGCCAGTGACTGCTTTATATTCTTTTTTCAAGAACTTTACAATATCTTTATAGGTGCGTTCAATCTCTTCGTCGAGTTTAGAATTGTGATATTCTTTAATGGACAATTCTGTTTGATACGTAATAATAAGTTTCGGTCCGACAAAGCGAACTTTGAAACCGTCCATCACCCTTGAATCAAGCACTGCGTCTCCTTCTTCGCGCTTGAGACCAATTTTTCGTGCTTTGCCATCCGCGGAGTATTTTTCATACTGCGCGCCGTCATAAGCGTTTGCAGCGGCTTGATTGAGGCCTTTTATAATGTCATATACAGATACGGTTGCCATTTAACTTTCTCCTCCTTCGTGTATTGGTGGGAGAGAATCATCAGACGCTTCTTGAGATTCAAATTCTTCCAAACTTTTGCCAGCAGCTTTGGCTAAATCTTCTGCCGCCATTTTATGTTCGTCTTTCAATAGATCAATCGCTTTGCTCCAGGCTAATTCCCAAGTTTCCTCTGAGGTGGTCGGAAGCTCTTCCGGTTTGGGGAGGCGCTCGAAGGCAAACGACTCTTTTTCCTCTTCCTCTTCCTTTCCAAACGGAGAAGGGAGCGGCTCCGCAGCTTCAGGTTCTTGGCCGCCGATTGTATCAAACGCTTTTTCAGAATCCGTTTCAAGCTGCTCGTATAAAAAATATCGTGGATCAATTCTCTTTTTATTCTTTCGTATTATTCGTCTTTTCATTTTTTGGTCTCCAGCCTCTTAGCCACCTATCTTCATTAAGTTGAACATACTGAATGTAGCACTCAAAACAACATTCAAACTTATTCATATAAAGATCATCTTTGATCTCAAAAGAAAACACCCCACAAACGGGACATTTTCTTTTATTCTCCTTAGTAATTAGATTCTTCGGAAGGAAAAAGCCGTCTTTCTTAACTTTCTCTTTTTGCTCTTCCTTTTTGTCCTCTTTCTTATAAAATTCTTTTAATTGTTCTAGGTACTCTTCTTCTTTCTTATCTGTCCAAGATGACTTGGGATTTACAATTGTGTCTTTACCAAATTTTTTAGCTATAGCTTTTTCAATTTGTGCTATTTTATTTAAATCTTTTTCTTTCATTAGACGCCTGTCACTTTCACAATGTCTGCGGCGGCGACTCCTATAACTTTTACAATGTCTCCCGATGCAACTCCTAAAACGCCATGGCCATAGCCTGCTGCTCCCGCAAAACACCCCATACTAGGCGGATCATTGCGCGCATTTCCGCTTAAGTCTATGTTTGTTAGGCCAAGATAATCTATAGTAGCGCCGGCTCCTGCGGCGGGATTTCCGGTGCCGAGAGTCCAGCCGGCATATATATTTTGAAATGTTGGATCTGGATCGCTGAAAAGCGTTACGGTTTCTGTATTCCGGTAAGATAATTCTGTTGCATCAAATGAAGCGCTTGTGCCGTTGAGGATTCTGTGCACGCCGCCGGCAAGTGTCTGGGTGTTCCATCCGGCATAAAGATTATTTGTGGCAGTATTCGCACTAACAAAATTCACATTAACAGTGTCGCTACCCAAACTCATACTTACAATACAGTTTTTTACGGTGCCGGCTGTAATCCCCAGCCCACCGTCAGTGAGGCTCGTCTTGCCAACTCTTACCAAGACGGTGCAAAAACTAGCAGTTGAAAAAGTTGTGCTAGCGTTATAATATGCGTGTAGAGCATTCGTGACGCCGGCGGAAGTGCTCCCGGTGAGAACAATTAAGCAGTTGTTGACTAAAGCAAATCGAGTGTGACTGTCGAAATCAATGGCGCGGCGGTTATCGACAGGCGGCATGTGTATTCTGCAGCTGTCAATTACGGTCCAATCATTTGTGGTGCTGTAATCTCCAAGCCCTGTGATGCCACCGCCATAAGAAGATGTGATTACGACTCCTCTAATATCGGCTGGCCTTTTAACAACTCTAATCGCGCCGCGGTTTGTATATGCCGTGGTGCCAATGTTTCTGATTGTGAGGTTGTGCACGCCGGAACCCGAGCCATAAAGCACAAAAGCTGACTTGCTTGTGGCGGCGCCGCCATCAATTATTATGTCTTGGCCAGTGGCGCCACTAACAATTACGCCGCGGTCATAGCTCCCCATCCAAAACTCTTGTGTAAAACCAGCTGGCATCCCGTAACTGGCAGAATATACTGTTTGTGCAGCAGAAGATTCACTTAAAATTATATAGTGTGGGCCCATGTCGCTGCTGGCAGATGTAACAATATCAGATCTTGCCTGTTCGATACTAAAATAAGGATTAGCAGAATCCCCAGCGTTAGCATCATTACCAGTCGTAACTGAAACATATTTAGTTATTATTGCCACTTTTGTGTGCTCTTACTTTTTATTCTCGTGAACGAAATCCATAATTTTATCGGCCAATGCGGAGTCTTTTGTTTCAGAAGAAATAAATTCCATCATCTCTAGCGCATGCTCCGCTGAAAAACCTTCTTCTCTCATGTCCAGCCAGTCGGCGTAATGTGTTACGTGCAAAAACCACTTATCGCTTTCATTGTATTCGGATCCATTAAACAATTCATCAATAAGTTTTCTAACTTTTTTCTTCATGGTTGTCCTTTTGTCGTTTAAACCTCAACCCAAGTTTTATCTGGATTGAAATACATTGTAATCATAGTTCCGTCATCGCCAATATTAAGGCAATGCCCTAAAACTTTAACAATATTGCCAGATGAAGATGGGGCTGTAAATGTATATGTACCAGCGCTTGTACTAAGATAGATGGGCGCGCCGACGGCCGGCGTTCCAGCAAAATATGTTGTTGGTATCTTTAGAATTCCTTTTAAAAATACCCCGGACGACGCGGCTGGGCTATTATCGGGATATGCGGCTGGTGAAGCGATGCCCAGCAAATAACCACTTCCAGAGTTTGAAAAAGTGGACGCATAT